TTTTTACAAAAATTATATACAAAAAAATAGGAAAATTATATATCCGTACAAATATGAAAAAAACAGATAAAACAAAAACAGATAAAAAAACAAGGGGGAGACCTACAAAACTCCTCACTTGGATAGAAGCATTTCAGAAAGTCGTCAATGAGGATATTAACGCTGTCATCCTAACCGATGATGAGTTAAGAATGCTAACTAATGATTTAGTGGAGGAAAAACAACAGATAGCAGATAGAACATTTGAAAGTTGGAAGGCAAGAGATGTAAAAGACCCTTTATATTTTGATTTTCTGCGCCTTTATAAAAAGGCACTCACTATTCAAAAAAAGAATCTATTCAAGAGGCTTCAAAGCGAAGACGAAAAATGGCAAAAATATGCTTGGATAATTGAACGTAAGTTTGACGATTGGAATTTGCGACAAAAGAATGAAGTAACGGGTAAAGATGGCAAAGATTTACAACCTTTCCAAGTAACTGGGATAATTATTAAGTAATAATGAAGAATGTAGTACTTGAGTTTAACAGCAACGGGAATGATAAGCAAAAGGAATGCGGTATTGCGTGGGCGAATGATGATATTGATGAGGTGCTTTATGGTGGCGCAAAAGGCGGCGGCAAATCATTTATAGGTTGTTCATTGATACTCGCCGATGCTATGATGTATGCAGGTACGCAGTATTTCATTGCTCGTAAGCAACTGAACGATTTGAGGCGTTTTACAATACCAAGTATTCACGAGGTACTCAATGGCTGGGGAATACCGCAAGAAGCGTGGAAGTACAACGGGCAAGACAATTACTTTGAATTGTATAACGGCTCACGAATATTGCTATTAGATTGTAAGTATTTGCCAAGCGACCCTCAATACCAGCGGTTAGGTTCAATGCAATTTACTCGTGGGTGGATAGAAGAGGGCGGGGAGTTCGATTATGATAGTTATTCAAACCTGAAAATATCAATAGGGCGGTGGAAGAATAGAGAATACAATTTGAAAGGCAAATTACTCATCACTGCTAACCCTTCTAAGAATTTCCTATATAAGGAATTTTACACCCCCTACAAGGAGGGCACACTTGATAAGAGAAGGGCATTTATTCAAGCATTGCCATACGATAATAAGATGTTACCAAGTGAATATATTCAGAACTTGGAGAATACACTAAGAGGCGCAGAGAAGCAACGGCTATTGAATGGGCTATGGGAATATGACGATGATCCAAATGCGTTGTGTGATTACGATAAGATATTAGCGATATTCAGTAATGACCATTTGCCACAAGATAACACGATGTACCTAACAGCCGATATTGCCCGCTTTGGTTCGGATTTGTGCGTTATAGGCGTATGGCGAGGCTGGGAGTTAATAGAGATATATACATTGGCGACTTCAGCGACTACCGAGATACAAGTACTTATTAATACATTGCGAATGAAGTATAACATACCAAAAGGGAATTGTATTGCTGATGAGGATGGCGTTGGTGGGGGCGTGGTAGATAATACGGGGATTGTAGGTTTTAAGAATAATAGCACCCCGTTTGAAGAAAATTCACAAACTACCAATTACAAGAATTTGCAAACGCAATGCTTGTACAAGTTAGCCGAGCATATCAATAGCAATGGTATATACATTAGTGCTGATATATCAGAGCGCACCAAAGAGATGATAATAGAGGAATTGGAACAAATCAAAAGTGATAATAAGGACGGGCAAAAGTTATCTGTAATTAACAAAGATACAGTGAAGCAAGCAATAGGACGAAGCCCTGACTATCGCGATATGTTACTAATGCGTGAGTACTTTGATTTGAATCCGAGAAAAACATTTAAACCGATATTCAGAAGATGACACTATACGACTTTATACAATTACCTGAAGAAAAGCAGAAAGAACTTTTGCCCGCTCTGAAAGTCTTAAAACCTTTATCTAACTACACTTGTAGGCGTTGGTTTAAGAAACGCACACACGGGGTAAAAGACAGCATTACCGAATTAACATTTGGCGAGGTGAATAGCATTAAGCGTTTGGTGATGAGAGAAAAAACAGAAGACTTATTAAGAGCATTTGAAATCGTGTACAAGTGCAGGGCACGTGATGTAATACGAATGGAAGTAATACAATTCTATCGTTGTATGATATTCATAACAAACGAAGTAGATAAGATAATAAATATGGAGCGGCAGCATTGGAATACAGAGCCTACCGACCACGATGCAAAACTACAACAAGCAGGAGTTAAAGAATTAGAGCAGTTCGGCGATTTGCCAATGATTGACAGCCTTGCAGGCGGTGATATACTAAGATACAACGATATTGAACAACTCAATTACTTGGAAGTGCATTATATCTTATGGTATAGAGCAATTCAAACAAATATACAGAATAGGTTTCAGAAACTAATGATTAATAAATAAAGTTATGAAAGAGATATTACAACAGATAGCCACGAGTAATGGCTGGCACTTTGATTACGGGCGTTCGGATTTTCACAACTTGGAAACTGAGGCAAACAAGGAATATTACTTTTTCCTTGACCCATTAGAAGAAAGTGTAACCTTTGATGAGTATGCAGCCCCCACGAAACACACTTATAATGGGCGTTTTATGCTACTCAAGCACTCTGATTTTGATAGGGTGTATAACGCACAAAGTCATAACAATCAAACAGAGGGTAAGTACGAGCAATATATTAAACCCTGCAAGGAAGGTGTTATGAATATTGTGAATGCTCTTTGTGGAGATTACACAATTGAGGGCTGGCGAATGATAGAGGTTATTAACTTGTATGATAATAATTTCGATGGTGTATTGGTTACATTTCAGATAACAACTAATGATTAACAATGAAAGAGCCTATTGATATATTATACGATGAGTTGGATACGCTCAAACGGGACCTAATTGCGAAGTATAAAGAACTGAATATGCGAGCAAGCGGGCAATGGGAGAATGCTATAAGAGTAGAAGTATCCCCTATCAATGGGGGCGGCTTGCGTGGTATCATTAGCGGTGCAGAATACACTTACTATATGCAGCACGGGCGCAAAGCAGGCAAAATGCCGCCAATACAAGTTATTGAACAATGGATATTGGCAAGAGGTATACGCCCAATACAAGAGAAGATGAATACTAACGCTCTGGCTTGGGCTATTGCTAAAAAAATAGCACGTGACGGAACTAAGAGAATGCAAGCAGGCGGCACACCTGCCTTTATTGATGCGATAATAACACCTGAGAGGGTGCAACAGATAATTGAGAAAGTAGGGTATAATTACGTGGCTACTTTCACAAGTGAGATTATTAACTTTTTAAATGAGATGTAAAAATGGAATTATCGGGGTTTAAATTTTGGGGGGCTTATAGCGGCGCTCCTTTATCAATACAATTAGATAATAGTGAGGATGAGACTTTAAAAAACGCTTGGCGCAATGAGATTGTTATTACAGCAAATTTTAGTGTGTATGAAAATGACACTTTAAATGATAAAAGAGTTGTTTTTACGAGAAACTACGTACCTAACATCGTAAAATCTATGAATGTAGATTTAACCGCTATATTTAAAAGTTTGTCTTTCTTTTATGGCGACATCAATGATGGGACACATATAGGATTATTTTCATCCTCTGATATAGAAATATCAGCACAAGCGCAATATTATACGCCTAATAGAGAGGTTAATGTTTTAGGCGAACCAGTAAAGAAAACATTTAAAATATACGATGCTAACTTTTCGTTATTTGATATATTTGAAGAGTCTTATAATATGCGTATATGTAAAAGATTCTATGACTATACATTTAAAGTTAGAAGACCATACACTACCTATTTCAAAGGTTTTGAGCAAAAAGATTATGTCGTAAAGGTAGATAGTTATTCTGACTTTGCGCCTAATAGTATCAGAAGAAGTGAAAATGCCGCCTATGTTGATAGGGTAGTAGATGAGTGTGGTATATTTGTAACGTGGCTAAACGAAGCAGGAACGTGGAGTTATTGGCTTTTCTCTGAAAAATATACAGAGGAGATAAAAACAAAGTCTTTAGGAGCGATACAAAAAAGTGTAAAGAATGATTTAAATCAATCAACAATGTATCCATTAGGATATACAGCTAATAAACGATGGACATTACGCAGTGATGTACCCGTAATGGAGGGAGAACTTGAGGAACTTCAAAGTCTATACAGTAGTAGTATTGTATTTGTTTATTTAGAAGGCAAAACTAATAGTGGACTTCAACCTAAGAGGGTGTCGGTAGTTGAGGGTGCATACAAGTTTGATATTAACAAACAAGATGTATACCCATTCAGTGTTACAATTGAGTTTGATGCTTTGAAATTAAGAACTGAAATATGATAGAGTTAGTAATTAATGACATAGTTGCCGATATTGAGCAAAAGCAATTCACTTACAATATGCAGGTGAATGATATGTTTGACTTTGATACGCGTGAGGTATCATATTCAGATAGTATATATTTGCCCGCAACAGCTACTAATAGGAATATATTTGGTTTTGCTGATGTACCAAGTATAATGAGTGATAGTGCTTATAAAGGGTATTCAGTGGATTACTATGTAAATGGTATGCCGATATTACAAGGAGGGGTTGGGTATCTAATAGGCAAACGCGGTGATTATTTTATATTCGAGTTCAAGGATAGAGCAACGTTGTTATACCAACATTTGCAAGGGAAAGACATCAAAGGTCTCAAAGGATTAATTGACGATAACAGTCGTAGAGATAAAAATACCATAGCCAACATTAGTGAAAATAATAACTTAGACTATCAGAACGCTTTTATGTTAGCTGATTACGGAGATGATAGTGTTGATGTATTAGGAGGAACATATTATTGGCAAATAAAACGTACTCCTCTATCTATCAGTTTATGTAAGATTTTTAATTTAGTGGCTACAGACGGAAATTTTACATTTAAAGGAAATTTATTAAGAAATGAATTTTGGAAAAACACTTACATTTCATCTTCTAATATAACCTATAAAGATGAAGAGTCTTTAATTTTAACAGCAAAAACTAATCGTAAAATTCGTGTAAATCACGAAAATAGCTACTCGAATAGGGTATATGATTTCTTAAAGATTAATGATAATGAATGGATTTTAGACAAATACCCTGAAGTAAGTGGAACGATGCCTTTTGTTGTGAAAGAAAGCGGTTATTATAGGGTATCTATTACACTGGGGAAAGTGTACCGCAATTCATCATCTGGGGAAACTTCAATGAGATATGGAATAGGAAGTACCAATAGTAATGTAGGGGAACA